ATCAATAACCTACAAGGCTCATACCAGCGTATGGCTCAACAACTAATTGATAATGGCCTCTGCGAATATCCACCCACCTCGAATAGTTAAAACGTACACCTCCAAGTTAGACGGTAGAGTCAATATAAACTACATCTATGAATGCCATCGATGTAAGTCTCTATGGATAACTTCTAAAGAGTACAAGGAGCATGTATGCAAGTTGAATCTCCTGTCTTAATCGCTGGTATCGGCTTAGTGTATCTCTATATCTCTATAGAACAATTCACTAAAGGTAATATCGGTATGTCAATAACCTACTTTGGATATGCTCTCGGTAACGTGGGCTTATATATGTTAACACAATGACACTATTACATTGCCCTGAATGCATGAGTACTAAAATACTTGTATACGAAGAAACATCATGGGATATCAACAACTATGAAATGTACTGTCACTCTGTAAAACTATGTGACGCAGATGCAAAAGCTCGTTGCCAAGACTGTGACTGGACAGGTCAACAACAACAACTAGAAGGATGGAATGAACTTAATCAAGACAGTTAAACGATGGGTTGCAGGTAGTGATAAGCTCTTCGATATCTACGAGTGTACTGTAGATGAAGTTGAAGAATATACCTCCGACTCAGGTAAGTCTATGGTGAAGGTTACTATCGGTGACACTGAGTATACAGGACTCCATAACAAATGGGTCTATGAACATCTCTGTGAAAACGAAAGTAGTCCTTCATTCGTAGTCATGTGGCGAGCACCTAAAGGCAAACCTATGGTTGCTTATGTAAAAGAAATATGGCAAGACCATATCAAGGGAGAATACAATGTCGAAGTCCCCGCCGAAACTAACGCCTACAGCAACAGCGGTGAGTCATTTGTTTATCTTTGGACAAACAAAGACACCGATAGAAAGTATATCGGAAAGCACAAGGGAACAGCTGATGATGGATATGTCTGCAGCAGTGAAAGCCTTATCGCAGAGTACAATGAATGCCCCTCAAGATTCATCCGTACAATCCTAGCGTATGGTACTGATCAAGAGATGCATGAGTTGGAAACTCAACTAATCATCACGCTGAAAGCTACTAAGAGTCATCTGTATTACAACATGAGTAACAACTTAAGGAAAGACTAATGAACAAAACATGGACATTCACGCCTAAATTTAGCATCAATGACACTGTATACTTTCGAGATGGAGAATCAGTAAGTAAGCTAACTGTAAAGTCTATTCAGCCTATTGTGATGGCTGATAACTGGAAGCCAGATGAAATCAGTTTAACAATCCGATACTACATTACTGGTTTTGTAAGCTCAGTTGGAAAAGTTGTAGCTGAAGAACTCTTATATGCAACTGCTGATGAGGCTTTTAAATGAAACCAATGTTATTACCACGAGAGTTACCTGACTTAGATACTCTCAAGTATCCTGTTATTGTGACTCCTAAGCTAGATGGTATCCGCTGTCTAATTAAAGATGGAGTAGCATTAAGCCGTACCCTTAAGCCTATCCCTAACAAGCACATCCAACAATGGGCATCTGATAATGCTGTTACCTTTCATGGTATGGATGGTGAACTAATTGTTGGTTCTCCAACATCACCTACTGTCTATCGTGATACTAACTCTTTTGTTATGTCACATGATAAAGTAGGTGACTTTATGTTCTACCATTTCGACTGGTGGGATGATACAATTAGTGACTATATTGGTCGTACTATGCCTCACGAATACCATAGTGAATGGCCTAACCATACTCATGTACTACGATATGAAGCAGCTAACAAACAAGAGCTACTAGAGATTGAGGAAGAATACCTCAATGACGGTTATGAAGGAGTAATCATTCGTAACTTCAAAGGTAAATACAAGTACGGTCGTTGTACTATGAAAGAAGCTAATGCCTTTAAGCTTAAACGCTTCGAAGATGCTGAGGCTACTATTGTAGGATTCGAAGAAGAAATGCACAATGGAAACGAAGCAGAAACAAATGAACTTGGACGCACTAAGAGGTCAACTAGTAAGGCTGGACTCCGAGGTAAAGGAACTCTCGGTGCTCTTGTGTGCAGAACAAGTGACGGAGTTGAATTTAACATTGGCTCAGGTTTCGACTCTGATGATCGAACAAATTTCTGGAGGGATCAGGAACAACTTAAAGGGGCTATTGTCAAGTACAAACACTTCCCTATTGGGGTTAAAGATAAGCCACGACACCCTATCTTCCTTGGGTTCCGGGACAAGATCGATATGTAGCATGCAAACCCGAGACGGTACCTTATAGAGAACACACCATGAAAAAGCAAACAGTAGTAACCGTAGTATACTTTCTTGAAGAGTCATCTGAAGATGAAGTCAAATACCTTATTGACTCTATGTCAGCAGAACTCAACAAGAATGAAACATATCAAATCGTAAACATCGAGGACATCGAACAATGAATCTAATCCCTGTAGCCACCCAAGAGGAATGTGCTGAAGTAATCCAAGCTATCAGTAAGTGTTTTCGATTTACTCTGAACCATCATCACCCTGAAACAGGAGTTACTAACAAACACCATCTCGAAGTAGAAATTGGTCAACTGAAGTGCATGCTCGATCTCCTGTCTAACCAATGGGAGTTAGACCGAAGTGTTATCCTTAAAGCATATGACCATAAGCTAATGAACTACAACTATTGGGATAAAGAACATGGGGTACTCAAATGATTATTGAAACAGAAACAAACTCTCTTAACGTTACTTTGATTTTCTCTAAACCTATTAACGTGTTTCAAGAAGAACTACTGATTGAAACCCTTAAAGAACTGTCTGAGATCAACCGTAAATACATTGAAAGCTACGAGGAATACTTATGAAATCTCAACGTGACTGGGATGAATTCTACCTGCGAATCGCTGAGTTAACAGCACAACAATCGTATGCAGAAGACCGTAAGGTTGGTGCATTAATCGTTAAAGACGACAACATTATTTCATTCTCTTATAATGGTACACCTCCAAAAACTAACAACGACACTCAAACAAATACCGTACTACATGCGGAGGCTCAAGCCATCGCTAAGGTGGCGCGTTCGAATAGCAGTACTATCGGTGCTACTCTTTATTGCACCTGCTCTCCTTGTATTGATTGCGCTAAACTTATTTTTAGTGTGGGAATTAAGCGAGTAGTATACAGCAGTGAATATAAGTGTATGGATGGTGTAGACTTCCTACGCAAGATGGGTGTAGCTATCAACCATACGCTACCTCAGAACAGTCTCGCTGACCCTGCTTGGTTAGCTAAAACAGGATTAACTTAATGCTAACAGAAGGCTGGACAAACCTCCTTCTCTTATGCTCATTGTTTTATATTGTGTACCTACAATACCAACTCAGTGATCGTGATGAGACAATAGAGAGCTTCAATGAACTCTTAATGGAAATGGCTGAAGAATTAACCGAGTTAGGTTCTCCTAACGTAACATGGAAGAAGATCAATGAGGAAGGATAAACGATTCCCTACCGTACAGGTAGAAGTAGCTTGCTTACCTGCTGCTGAAGACCAAGTTGCTAAGGTATTCTTCAACATTCTTGCTGACTACTGTAGTCGATTCAATGTGAAAGTCGTTGAAGAAAAGTACAAAGTTAGTATTGCCTGTGTAGAATACGCAGATGATAACGAAGAGATGGGTATGACTATCCACGGTGAAGATAATGCTGGTCGTATCCTTGTACAGATTCGTGACCCATACCTCAGCGACTGGGAAAACAACTACTTCACCAAGCAACTATTCCTATACATCATGTGCCATGAATTCGTTCATGTGTGCCAGCACTTAACTAAGCGCGATGGGTTTAGGGTTCCTAAATGTTCATACGATAAAGAATCTTCTCGTGAGTCATACTTCTTTGACCCATGTGAGGTAGAGGCTCGTGTGTTCGAACATTTCTACACTGTAATGTATGCAGATAAACTACTATGACTAAACTAAGATTGTGTGTTGACATCGAGACCAATGGTCTTATGCCACATGTAAATAAAATCTGGTGTATGGTTGCTATCAACTCAGACACCGGAGAGGTACACTCATTCTCTGACTATGACCCTAACTTACCTACACTCAATGATGGCCTTGATTTCATTAGCAAAGCTGATATCATTTATGGTCATAACTTTATTGGTTACGACTTGGTTGTTCTCAAGCATCTCACTGGATGGTCACCACCAGAATCAGTAAAGGTTATTGACACCTGGATTATGTCTCAAACTAACCAATTCAAACGAGATCATAAGCATGGTCTTGAGGGTTGGGGTTCTAAGCTTGGATTTCCTAAGCTAGAGTTCAATGACTGGGAAAGTGGATTCACTCAAGAGATGCTTACCTACTGTATCCGTGACGTTGAACTAAACGTTAAGGTGTACAAGATCTTAGTAGAAGAAGCTAAGAAGATCATTAGTAAATTCCCTATGTACGCTAAGGGTCTTGAAGTTGAGAATCGCTTTGCTGCTATCGAGGCTGGCATCCGTAGTAAGGGTTGGGTCTTTGATATGGCTGGTGCTCAGACACTACTGACTCGTATGAATAACGAAATGGAACGTATCGAAGGTGTCTTAGAGCCTTTGATTGGTCTACGTTGTATCAAGAAAGATAAGCCTGATGAATTCAAAACACCTGCATGGCGTAAAGATGGATGCTACACTGTGGCCACTGTACGTCACTTCGGATATGACCAAGAAACAGGTAAGACAACTCGTCCGATTGAAGGCCCGTATTCTCGTATCTCCTTTGAACAAGGTAAAGTGGGTAGTATTGAAGTAGTAAAAGACTACTTGTACTCTATCGGATGGGTACCTGATGAATGGAACGTTGAACGTGTTAATGGTAAGTTCGTTAACAAATCCCCTAAGATCACAGAGACTTCATTAGAAGTTCTAGGTGGTGGTGCTCCGCTAATCAGCGAGTACTATACGCTACGTGCTCGTAAGGGTATCTTAGAAGGATGGATTCGTGAATCAACAGAACATCCAGACCACCGTCTTCATGGTCGTATGTGGACTATTGGTACTCCTACCTTTAGGTGTCGCCACGAGGTTATTGCTAATCTACCTAGTGTTGACGCTGTTTATGGCAAAGAGATGCGTGGATTACTTCAGTGTGAGCCTGGGACAGTCATTATCGGGGCTGACTCTGCTGGTAACCAAATGCGTGGTCTTTGCCACTATATCGGCAACGATGATTTTACTAATGAGGTAATCAATGGAGATGTCCACACTCGAAACGCAGAAGCTATTGGTACAACACGTAAACTTGCTAAGCCATTCTTGTACGCGTTCCTCTTTGGAGGCGGGGCACTTAAACTGGGCAGTATCCTTACCGGAAAGCGTGATGCTAAAGCTGGACAAGAAGCTATGTCCAAGTTCGAAAATTCAATCCCCGGACTTGCCGAACTTAAAGCCAAGCTCTCAGGACAATTCGAGCGAACTGAAGCTGCGTTTGGTAAAGGGAACGCTTGGGTCCGAGGTCTAGATGGTCGTATTGTATTCGTAAGTTCTCAACATCAGGTATTAAATTATGTCTTACAAACAGCAGAAGGTATCACTTGTAAAGCTGCAGCAGTATACATGCAGGATGAGATGCGTAAGCGTAGAATCCCTCACTACTTTGCTCTACATTACCATGATGAATTTGCAATTGTGGTTCCTGAACAGTTTGAGCAGGAAGTAAAAGAGTTATCTATTGAAGCGTTCACTGAAGCGCCTAAGTGGTTTGGTATTAATTGCATGGGCGGTGATGCCCACACAGGAAAAACATATGCAGAAGTTCATTAAATCTTTACAAATTATTATTCGTATTTTGGTAGCTACAACCTACTTAGTCCTTGTATTCCCGTTCGTGATAGCAGGTTTTATGTATGAGTCTATTGCTGACGCATTCAAGGCAGGTCGAATGATTAACTTTGAGGCGTGGTTAAATGATGTCTGAAGTTGAACATAACTTCGAGGAAGTAATCATTGACGTTGACAGTATTGTCTATCAAATTGCTTTCACTACACCTTCACCAGCACTAGCTAAGAAAGCTCTTGATAACTTTATTAAAGATATCATCGAGACTACTGACTCTGGTTCTGCTCTTATCTTCATGAAAGGTTCTAACAACTTCAGGTACATCTGTGACCCTGAGTATAAGAACACTCGTAAGGATACTATCGAACCAGAGATCAAAGAGCGTATCGAGAAGCTATACGAGTATGCTGAAGAGTTCTGTACTAAAGGTGAAGACGGTGAGGCTGATGACTACTGTTCTATCTACGCTAAGAAAGCTCTAGATGAAGGTCGTCCTTATGTAGTAGCTCATATCGATAAAGACCTTAACTGTATTCCAGGTTGGCACTACAACTTTCGTAAGAAAGAATTTTACTTCATGGATGATTCAGAGGCTTACCGCTTCTTGATGATGCAGGTCTTAACAGGTGATGCTACAGATAACATTCATGGGCTACGTGGTGTAGGTGAAAAGACAGCTATCAAGCTTACTAAAGACACACCTAATAACCTACTGTGGAATAAGGTTATCGAGATCTGGAAAACGAAACAACCTGAAACATGGGAAAATAACTTCCTGAAATGTGCTAACTGCATCTACATGCGTGAGTCTCTTGATGACCTACGACATCTCAACTTTGAAGAATTGAAAGAACGTTTAACATGGAATACGGACACTGGCACCCTCTCACAGACAGACCAGACGATGCCTTTGGATTCATCTACTATGTCGAAAACCTCCAATCAGGACGCCGATACATCGGCAGAAAGCAGTTAATAAGTGTATCAAGAAAGACAGTACCCGGACTTAAGCGAAGAAGGGTTACTCGAACAGAGAGTGATTGGCGATCATATAAATCCTCCTGTCGAGAACTCCTTGATGATATTGAGTACTACGGATTTGAATCATTTACTTTTGTTATTTACAAATGGTGTTGTGGCCCCGGAGATCTTACGTATAGCGAAGTCCAAGAGCAATGGCAATGTGAGGTCTTATCACGAGATGAAACACCTGATGGTGAACGTCTCTGGTACAACGGAAACATTGGAGCTGTCAAGTTTTTAAAACCTAAATCGTATGAGTAAGAAATTAAAACTACCAATCAAGAATGTCCAGTATGAGGATGAGGTCTCATTGAAGGATGAATTCAAAAACAAGTTCAAAGAAAAGAAACAAACTCAACAACAAGCCCATGAGCGTAGACAAATGCTCAGGGAGATTCGAGAAAACAGAGACTGGAATTAACCTATGTCACGATGGATCCACGCACCGTGTCCTAAATGTTCATCATCCGATGCGTTTAGCTACAAAGAAGATGACTCACATGGCTTCTGCTTTAGTTGCCAGAAGTCATCTCCAATCGACCCCGCATATACACCAACCGAATATCACACTGAAGACTACAACATGCACACACTAAACGAGATTACAAATTATGACACACGAGGATTTCAAGAACGAGGTATCACTAAAACTGTCGCAGCTCAATACGGAGTTAAAGTTTCGTATGCTGAAGACGGTACTATGGCTAGTCATTTTTATCCTTACACTAAAGATGGAATGGTCGTGGCTTACAAAGAACGAAAGTTACCTAAGTCATTTGTCATCCACGGTGACTTTAAAGGCATACAACTCTTTGGACAAGCAAACGCTACTGGTGGTAAACGAATCGTCATATGTGAAGGAGAGCTTGATGCGCTCGCTGTAGCACAAGCCCAATACGACAAGTACCAACGGTTCTATCCAGCGGTAGCACTACCTTCTGCCTCTGCTACATCAATGATTCTCGAACAGCGTGAATGGTTACGTGGGTTCGATGAAGTCGTATTGATGTTTGACATGGATGAACCCGGTCAGAAAGCTGTTCAAGCTGCAGCTAAGATTATCGGCTACGATAAAGTAAAGGTAGCATCACTACCCGAGAAAGACCCTTGTGATGTACTAATCAAACAAGGTTCTGCAGCTCTAATGAACTGTATCTTCAATGCAGTTACATACAGCCCTTCTGATGTAGTCAAGGGTGAAGCTGTATGGGAACAATTCAAACTTAAGCAGTCTGTTGTATCCCTAGCCTACCCTTCTTGTTTGAACTCACTCAATGACAAGCTCTTCGGTATGCGTCTCGGTGAGATCGTACTGTTCACTTCAGGTACTGGCTCAGGTAAATCTACTGTCATCAAAGAGATTGTCCTAGAAATCCTAGACAAGACTCAAGACATGGTAGGTATGGTATCACTTGAAGAGTCTGTAGGTGATACTGCAGAGAAGTTCATTGGTATGCAGCTTAAGAAAGATCTTAAGTCAGCTGATATCTCCGAGGAAGAACAGTATAAAGCATTCAAGACTGTCTTCGGTGATGAACGCTTAGTACTACTTGACCACCAAGGTTCTGTTAGTGATGAGTCATTGATTGATAAGATTGAACACCTAGCATTGATGGGTTGTAAGTACATTATCCTTGACCACATTACTATTGCTGTATCTGAAGGTGTTAAGGGTAAGACAGGTAACGAAGCAGTTGACTCCTTCATGTCTGACCTACTCAAGATCACTAAGAAGCATAACATCTGGTTAGGTGTTGTATCTCACTTGCGTAAAGGTGAAAAGCCATTCGAAGAAGGTCACATGCCTTCTATCGATGACATCAAAGGCTCAGGCTCTATCAAACAAATCTCGTTCGATATCATTGCCTTCTGCCGTAATATGGTTGCTGAGATGGAACAAGTCCGTAACACAATCCGACTCCGTGTCCTTAAATGCCGACACACTGGTCGCACTGGTGACTGTGGTAGCACATCGTATGATGCTAAAACAGGCCGTCTAAATCAAACTTCTTTTGTGGATTTCGAATAATGGCATTAATTAAACTTGACAACTACCGCTTGTACCTTGAAACCTTAATGAAGGATAACGAGGAACGTATTAAAGGCATTGAGCATCGCGCTCAACTAAGAAAAGCAGAATACGAAGATGGCTTCTTTGCTAATTTATTCCGCTGGAAATGGGAAAATAGTTTTGAGTACTTTCACGAATGGGATGGTGGTTACTGGCTTAAAGATAGTAACAAACAAATTGCTCGTGAACTTGAAAAGCTAGACTACCATAAAGCATTAGGTGACACCTTAATTGAATTCAATGATGGTAAGTTCTCATCTAAAGACTTCTATTCCTTTGCCAAGAAAAACAACTTACCCTAAAGAACAATGAATCCAACACAATATCTTACTGAACGAGTAGCCAAGGTAGTATTAAACTCAGATAAGATCTA